TGCGTTATGTACGCATGGTATTGATATGAACGTGTTTAAGAATTTTGAATCTGCGTTCTCTGGTCATTTCCACCATCCTTCAAGATATGGCAATGTTGAGTACCTTGGATCTCCATATGAAATGACATGGTCTGATTATAAAGGTAGTCGAGGTTTCCATGTATTTGATACCGAGACTCGTGAGATAATTAAAATCGAGAATCCTAATCGAGTATTCTATAAAGTATTCTATGATGATGAAACATGGACAGTTGATGATGTTGCTAATTATGACGTAGATCAATATCGTGATAAGTTTGTTAAAGTAATTGTACAAAATAGAACCAACGCGTATCTTTATGATATGTTTATGGGTCGCATGTCTGAATGCGGAGCAGTAGATGTTAGAGCAGTAGATGATCATCTGAATTTAGATGCAGAAGGTGTTGATGAGATACTTGATGAAACAAAAGATACGACAGAAATATTATCACAATACATTGATGGTCTTGAGACTACAATTGATAAAGGCAAAGTAAAAACTGTATTGGACGATTTATATCATGAGGCAATGAGTTTATAATGAGAATCAATTTTGAGAAAGTAAAATATAAAAACATACTATCAACAGGAAATGTATTTACAACAGTAGATCTAAATTTAGTTCCTAGTACATTAATCGCAGGATCTAATGGTTCAGGCAAAAGTACTTTACTTGATGCAATTGTTTTTGGTCTATACGGTCGACCTTTTCGTAATATTAATAAAGCTCAGTTAGTTAACTCGATTAATAATAAAGAACTGATTGTAGAATTGTATTTCTCTGCAGGTGGTGATAAGTATAAAATTAATCGTGGTATCAAACCTAATCTCTTTGAGATATGGAAGAATGGTGCTATGATTAATAAAGACGCATCTATTCGAGACTATCAAGGATTCCTCGAAGAATCTATTCTAGGTATTAACTTCAAAGCTTTTAATCAAATCGTTGTACTTGGTTCCGCTACTTATATTCCTTTTATGGAATTGAGAGCATATCAACGTCGTGAGATTATTGAAGACTTATTAGACATTCAGGTATTCAGTGTAATGGGTACGTTGGCAAAAGAACGTATGTCGAGTATCAAGACTGATATTAATGATAACAAATATAATATAGAAATCGTTGATAGTAAAATCGTATCACAAGAAGACAGCGATGCAGCAATACGAAATCTAAAGTCTATCGAAGTTGATAAGATCAAAGACAAGATGTCTGGTCATATTGATTCTATTGAAATAAAGAACACAACGATTGATGCACAAGACGAAATCATGAAAGTTCTATATGATGATATTTCTGATAAGCCTGCTGAAAAGGCAAAGTATACTACCGCACAAGAGCAGCGAGCTGAACTCGAAAGAAATCGTAAAGCGTTTGAGAAAGAACTATCCTTTTATGAACACAACGATGATTGTCCTACTTGTAAGCAAGGTATTGCTCACGACTTTAAAGAATCTCAAATACTCGAAAAGAATCAAAAGAAAGATGAAATCGAGAATGGATTAGTTAGTCTTACTGAAACAATTGAGACTCATACCAAACGCCTTAATTCAATTTCAAAGATAGAAGAACAGATTCAATCAGTTAACTTTAAGATCTCTGAAACTCGTGCTGAAATCAAAATGGCAAAGAATGCGTTGATGAGTTATAAAAAGGATCTTGAAAACGCAAAGAAAGAAGTAGAAGAAGTTGATACATCTAAACTTATTGCCTTACAGAAAGCAATTGATAATCTTACTACGGTTCGTACTAAACTTCTCGATGAACACGAAGTACTTAACATTGTTCAATTGATATTGAGAGACGGTGGTATTAAAGCAAAGATTATTTCTCAGTACATTCCAGTAATTAATAAACTCATCAACAAGTATCTTGCTGCTTTTGATCTGTTCGTTGACTTTCAACTCGATGAAAACTTTGATGAAGTAATTCGTTCAAGGTTCAGAGACAAGTTTACCTACGCATCGTTCTCAGAAGGTGAGAAGCTTCGTATCACGTTATCAATCATGTTGGCTTGGAGATCTGTTGCTAAATTACGATCCTCCGTATCAACGAATCTATTGATACTTGACGAAACGTTGGATGGTGCATTGGATGGAGTTGGTATTGAGAGTTTGATTGAAACACTACATGGTTTGAACAACGATGATAATATCTTTGTCATATCACATCGTGGAGATCAGTTCGCTGAAAAGTTTGAGAACAACCTCAAGTTCGAGAAAATCAAGAACTTCTCGGAGTTAGTACAATAACCATTGACATTCACCTTCAACTAGTATATAATGGTTGTTCAAATATAAAAAGGCACTATGGCATTGACTAAATTCTATACATCCGTTGAAAGATACGGAAACAACATTCTACATCGCGGTTACGAAAACGGCAAACGTTTTTCATATCGTGTACCATTTCAGCCAACTCTATATATTAATACACCTAAAGCTGGTGGAGAAGGTTATCGTTCTTTAGATAGTTCGCTGCCCGTATCTCCTCATAAGTTTGGTGATATGAGAGAAGCAAAGGACTTCATCGAAGAATACAAAGGTGTTCACGGTATGAAGACGTTTGGTTCTACGAATTACGTTACTCAGTTTATTCAAGAAGAATACCCAGGCAAGATTACATATGACGTAAGTAAGGTAAATATCGTATCGTTTGATATTGAGGTAGACATCAGCGATGGTTATCCAAATATGGACACTGCTGATAAACCGATTACATCTATTGCTTATCATAGTTCTCGAGACGATGTATATTATGTACTTGGTCGTAAAGATTATGACAAGACAAAAACTGTTACTGATATTCCTCAAGACAAGATTGAGTTCGTATTGTTTGATGGTATTGATGGTGAACGTGCTTTACTTCAATACTTTATGAAACTGTGGACAACTGACTATCCTGATATTGTTACAGGTTGGAACGTTGAATACTTTGACATACAATATATCGTTACTCGTATTAGGTCACTCCTTGGTGAAGAAACCGCAAAGCGTTTATCTCCACACAAATCAATTAAACAATCCTCTCGAGAGATCTTTGGTAAAGTTGCCTCGACCTATCGTATTATGGGTGTTGCTGTTATTGATTACATGGATTGTTTCAAGAAGTTTGGTTATAAGTACGGTCCTCAAGAATCATACAAGTTAGATCATATTGCTTATGCCGTCCTTGGTGAAAAGAAAATTGATTACTCTGAATATGGTTCGCTAACTGGATTGTGGGAAGAGAATCCTCAATTGTATCTTGACTATAATTTAAAAGATACTCAACTGATTGCTCGTCTTGAAGAAGAAACAGGATTACTTGCATTGGTATGTACAGTTGCCTATGATGGTGGTGTAAACTATAATGATGCATTTGGTACAGTAGGTATTTGGGAATCAACCATATATCGTAAACTGATGAAAGATAAAATTGTTCCTCCACTGAAAGGTGGTCCAGGAATGAGAGCTGCTGATCTTGTTGGTGGTTATGTTAAAGATCCTAAAGTTGGAATGCATCCTTGGGTTGTTTCTTTCGATCTTAACTCACTATATCCTCACTTGATGTTACAATTTAATATGTCACCAGAAACATATATGCCAGATGATCGAGAGTATGTAACTCAGGACATGGTACTCAAAGGTGAATATCAGAATGAACGTAACGGAGTCTCTGTTGCTGCTAATGGTGTTTGCTTTTCTAATAAGAAGTTAGGAATTATTCCTGAAATCATTGATGAATACTATAATAACCGTTCCGTGATTAAAAAGCAGATGATCCTTGCTGAACAACAGTTTGAGGTCGAGAAAGATCCACGAGAGCTCATAAGGCTTAAACGTGAGATTAATCAATTGCATAACTCGCAAATGTCAATTAAGATTGCCATGAACAGTTTGTATGGTGCTACTGCTAACGTATATTTCTTATACTATATTAATGAAATGGCAGAGGCGATTACAACAAGTGGTCAGTTGGCTATTCGTTGCGCTGAGCAATCAGTGAATAATTACCTAAACAGAGTTCTTGGTACAACAGGCCATGATTATATCGTTTATATTGATACTGACTCAATCTATGTTGACTTTGGTCCTATGATTAAAGAAGTATTTGGTACGACTGATATTGATAAAGATAAAGGTGAAGAGTTTCTTGATCGTGTATGTTCAACCAAAATTGAACAGATCATTGAAGATGGTTACGAAAAGCTTGCTGCTGATCTTGGTACTTATCGTAATGCAATGGTAATGAAACGTGAAAAGATTACTAACAGAGCAATCTTTGTTGCTAAGAAACGTTACATACTAAATACATTGAACTCAGAAGGTGTTCACTACGATACTCCT